TCAACGAAGCCTTTTACTGCATCTCCCACCATATTTGCGATGGGTCCTACTAAAAAATTCATCATTTTTTCTTTACTCCTTTAATTTTACCCTTGTTTATGCTTGCGTAGAACACTTTTGCACCTTCTTTCTTGCCATAAGTCTTAGCCATGGCCTTTTTTATCTTTTTACCCTTCTTGTTTAGGGGCATTTGCTCTTTCTCTTGCTACATTTGCACGTAAATTAGCTAAATCATAGTCTTTTTTTAGCTTTTGTGTGTCAAAAACTTGTTTATATTCAAATTGATTCTCTTTAAGAGCTTGATTTTCACCATCTTTTTGTGCTCTTAACTCTAATTCTTGTTGTCTTAGTGCTAATTCTTGTTGTTTTAGTAAAACTAGAGGATCCATAGATTGACTTTGCATGGCTTCAGCCTCTTCTGTAACCATAGTTTCAGTAATTTTAATAATTTGTTCGTTAATTAACGATTCTCTCTTCATTTCTAGTTGTTGTAGCATTTCTGGTGGTATCTCTTGACCAAATTGTTGTTGCATTTTTGCAACTTCTTCTTGTAAAGCCTGCGCCACTACCGCTGTAGCTAACATAGATACGTGTTGATTGATGTGAGATATCAAAGTAACGACAACCATTGGATTATTTCTAATCATTGCAGAACTCATAAATAGTCTATGTGCTTTTATGTGCTGTTCATGGTTTTGTTGAGGAAAAGCGATAGGTGCTTTACCAATTAAAACTAAACTATTTTCCATTGCAGGATCAGTTGGTTGTGGTTGCTCTGGTGGTTTTGGTATTGGAAGTATTTGTTCAATATCTTTTACACCTAATGCAACATACATTCTTCTGTAAGCCTCATACACATTGTGCATCTCAGGATTAGATTGTGCTATTTGTAGTTGTTGTTGTGCAAGTGTCACTCGTTGTGACATAGAAAATATGTTTGGATCTGATACAGGTAAAATATCTATCTGATCAGCAAAATCTGCTTGTTTGATTTCTCTAGGACCACCCGATACATTAAATGGGTAAACTGGTGGTAGTGCTAGTTTGAATATTTTGGCAAGTAATTGAAATTCTTTTTTCTGAGCATAATGTAATCTTTTATGTACAGCAGACATAACTTTTGTACCACGTTCCATAAGAGCCATGGTTGTACCCACGGGTGTCTGCGAACTACCAATTTCTGACAGTTGCATATCTGCAACAGTTGCAAATTGTTTTGCAGCATCCACACAAAAACCGAGAAGTTGCATCAATACACCATCAGGCCCTTTGTAAGGCAATGGCATTAATGCTTCACGAATTGCACCATTAGGTGCATCTACATCTCTAAACTCTCCTGGTTGTAATGGTTGATCATCATCACGTATTCTTAATCCACGTGACTTATATCCTGCTGGTAAATTAGATAGAGTTCCAGCATCTAACAATTGTCTTAACGCAGTTGTAGCAGTTCTTGTCAAACCACCAATCATGTGTATTAAACCAAAACCATAAAACCCTAGTCCGGGTAAAAACTTGTAATGAACAAAATAATGGTTTTTTCTTTTTAGAATATCGTCTTCGTTGTAGTTTCTGTAAATTGATAAAACCTTGTTTGATCTTTTTTCTATTGTTAAAACGTAAGGTAATTTTATTCCACTAGGCTCACCTGATTTTAAATTAATATCTTCAAAACCTTCAAGATCTAAATCAACATGAACTTCATACAGTTCAGTCATATCGTCCATATAATTATCTTGCGAACTAACACCTTCGATGCGATCCATTTTTTCTTGTATCTCTGAATCACTTTCATCATAGGGTAGTATCTCTATGTCACGATAAAATCCTGAAACTTGTTTTTTACGAACATCATTTAAATTCATTTTTAAAACATGTGTAATTCGATCACATGAATCTAAATCAGATGCATCATAAGGAACGATAATATCTTCAGCAGGGACAAACTTAGATGTTGCTCTATTTAGAACTTCGTCAAAATAAACTTTTTTAAAGGCGCTTCCTGATAACGGTAATTGAAATAACATTTGATCCATCTCAGGATTATAATCTTCCATGACATGAGTTATCTCATAGTTCATATAATCTTTGACACGCTCTGCTGCTAATTGCAATTCAGTTGAGTTTGCTCCTACAACTTGTGTTCTTACAGGACCATCGCTAGGTAGCAATTCTACGTATGCCATTGCTTGGAATTGTGTGACCGCTTGAGCTAAGACAGGATGATTGACACTTGCTGCACCTCTAAAAGGTCTTGTGCGCTCTTCATATTTAAAACCTAAAAGGTCTAAACCTTTGGTGTAGGCATGTTCCCATTCTTCACGAGAACTTTTATCTGATTCAATTTTGTCTGATAACTCACTTGCAAGCTCTTGCATATAATCTTCAGGTAAAATCTCTGCAAGGTTTGCCATGAAACCTGAGGCGGCAACTTCCTGCTCTGGATTGACTATAGCAGAACCGTTATCGTCTAGTAATACTTCAGGTTCAGCTTGATTTGTTTCTAAATCTACAATTGTTCCAACTTGTTCAACATCTAAATCACCCCTGTCGTCAGTGACAGCACCTTCACGTTGTGGTGTAGGGACATTAGAATTAAATTTTTCTACCATTAATAATCTCCATAGATATCAGTTATTGAAACTAACCCATCTGATTTGATTTTACCACCATCTTTTTTACGGAATAGGAACATAGGGCCTTTCTTTGTTGTTTCTTCAGGCATTGTCAAGACATACATTTTTTGTAAGGAAGGGTTATATTCTTCTATAATCAATTGAGGACTAACACTTTCATCAGTTGGAACTAATTCAAAAGTGTCCTCACTAACCTTAACTTTTAATTCTGATTCTTCGTCTACGGGAGCTTTTTTAATCTTGACTGCATAATCCATTGATTGACCAGGAGCTATTTCTTTACGAACTATTACTTCTCCAAAATCATAATCTTTTGCTAGGTTAAGTATTTCATAATTGAAAGCACTTGTATCCTCAGGACCTGTGTTTGGTATAGTGGTATTAGCATCTAAATCTCTGAGTTTGTCATAATCTCCTGATACATTTTTATTTAAAATTCGAAAACCTTGTTGTGGCTGATTAGGGTCTATAATTTCTTCTATTTGTAAATTAGCTTTATTACCCGTATATTTTTTTGCAATGTTTTTTAATTCTTGTACAGAAATCTTATCATAAATAGTTTTAAATTTTTCTGCCGCCGCTCCGTCAACTTCTTTATTCCAACGTTGATTAACGATGTCGGCTGGCATAATTGCAACTTTATTAATGCCTCTGCTTTGTGCATCTTGTATAGTTGCTTTAAGCATTAGGTCTATCCAATCAGGTCCTTTACCAAAAGGTATTTGCCCAAAGGATTGCACCTTTCTACCGTTCATAGACAAACCTGGTACATTAGATCCTGATGCTATATCCAAAATTTCTGATGATCTATAGGCATCAGTCACCTGCGTTCCTTGTAACATATCATCAAAGTTTTTTTGTCTATTTAAATCAAAAAGTCTATTAAAAATAACAAGTCCTTGATCTTGTAATTTTTTTATTTGTTCCAAGTAATTCGGATCCACTATACGTCCTCTGTTTTGTGCAAGAATATTATTTATTTGATCTTGTATGGCGTTTAATTGTGAGGTCAAATCTGGTGCTAACTGTTCAAGAAAAGCAGGATCAGCAGGTCTTGTTAAATCAGTGCTTTCTAAAAATCTTAATTTTTCTTCAGGATATTGTGCATTAAGTCTATCTAGTTCTCCTCTAGTATATTCGTCATTGGGATAGTTAGTAAGAGTCTCTTGTAACCTTTGTTTTTTATTTCTAACAGCACTAGCAGTCGCTTTAACTCTTTCTTGTTCTTTTCTTAAATTTGTAATGAGATCAGTTTGTAATTCTTGTATCACGGCAACTTCGTCACCTGTAGCGTTTTTGTAATTAGCTACACGAGTGAAGGCCAAAACGTTTGGATCTTTATCAAAGTGACCTGAGTTAAAAAATGGTTTTTCCTGTCCTGGAACTTCTTTAACGTTTATCACAATGTTTCTATAATCAGTGCCTCCCTTATCAATGTCTGCATTACCCATGTTCTTGTGTTTAGCACTTCCTGTATAGTTTTTGTAATCACCCGATATAGGAAGCATATCTCCAACAGGCGTTTCTGTTTTGACTTTAATTTCAAGATTAGCAATAGGAGATTTTTCATAAACATCTATGAGATTCTCTTTAGTAATTTTCATACCCGGCATGAATTTTTCCGCATCTTCAAGGTAGCCTAGTATGCCAGCACCCTCTAATTCAGATTTTGCAAAACCTTTTGTGCCTTCAAAAAGATTTCTCCAACCTTGAGGTGAATCTATATTAGGAATATTTTTTTCTGATAATGTATCAATGAAGTGTGACTTGAAAGGGAAATCATCCATGTCTACTTTAGTAGTGGCTGGTAATGTACCTGAAGGTGCGTCTGTAACTTTGCCAACAATTTTGTTAGGTGTTGCTACCGCAGGTGCCTCTTTGAAAATTTTAAATAAATTAAACGGATTGAAAGCCATAAGGTTTTCGTCTTGTACTGCTTTTTGAAAGAAATTATCGTCTGTTGCTGGATCGGATGCAAACTGTTGTTGATTAATATTTTGCAACGGATCACCGCCTATGGCCATCTTGACAGGACCACCTTTGT